GGCCGCCAACCCCGCTGGCCAGCAAGCCGCCAAAATGGTCCGTCACCGGCTTGATCGCCGCTGAATACGTCGTCTGGATCATTGACCGCGCCACAGTTTCCAGCGCATCCGACAACTTCATGCCATCCAGAACCACGCCGTCAAATGCCCGCCGCAACCCCCGGCTCAACCCGCGATCCAATGTCGCCACATCATAACCGGTCTCCGCCAAGGTGCCGCGAATGCGCTGCAACTCGGCATCGAACCCCGCTGCCACATCCGTCGCCTGACCCAGGGTCTGCTCCAAGGCATCGACCTGGTCTTCCAGATCCTGAAGGCTCTCCAAATCAGCCATTTTGTCTCTCTCCTTCATTATCCGGATATGCCGCCAGCATTTCTTCCAGTTTTGTGCGCCCCATCGGCGCCCGCGCGGCCTCTGGCCCCAGCAGCAATTGAAACTCGGCGGGCGTCAGCGCCCAGAACTCATCGGGTCTGAGGCCCAGCCCGCGCATCCCGGCCCGCATCAACGCGGGCCAGTCAAACCCCTGCATCGCTCGCGCCTTCGGGCAACATGAACGCCCGCACCAACAATTCCGCCGCCGCCCGCGCCGCGCCCATAGGCCCTCCCGCGATTTCAGCGCTGAGCAGATCATCGGCCCGTCCCTGCCAACCACCTCCGCGCAAACCCGCCACGATCAGCGCCAGCACATCGCGGCTCGAAAACCCGCCGCTCTCAAACCGCTCGACAAGCTGGGTAAGCGTCCCGCTCCCCAATCCCGCCTCCAACTCGGCCAGCGCTCCAAGCGTCAGCTTCAGCCGGTGACGCTCGCCATCAATGATCAGCGCGACCTCCCCCGTCCACGGATTGCCCATCTGCGTTACACCGCCGCCGTGAAGGTCAACGCACCCGCCGACGCCAATGAAAGCTCATAGGTTGCCTCGCCATTATGCGATCCGGCATAATCAATGCCCGTCACCTGAAACGCGCCTTCAACAACGCCGAAATCCGGAATGATCACCTGAAAATCCGGTGTTTCGCCGTCAAAGAAAATCTGGCGCGCACGCTCATCACTGGCATCGTCCTTGAACACGCCCGAGCCCGAAATCGACGCCGATTTCACCCCCGCACCGGACAGCAACTCGCGCCATCCGCCCTGTGATTCAAGGCTGGTGACATCTACACTTTCAGCGTTAAAGCTGATCCGCGTCGCGCGCAGCCCCGCCACCGTTCCAAACTGACCGTCGCCGGTCAAATCCACTTTTATCAGAAGATCTTTGCCATTCTGGGCCGCCATTTTCTCTCTCCGTTCTTTTCAATTCAATAAAGCGTCAGTTGTCCTCGACACGGGCGCGAAAGCGCAGGTCGATCCGTCGTTGCGTGCCGGTCCCTTCCAGCTTGGCCAGCGCCCGATCAAAGGCGAGATAGATCAGCCTGCCACGCGCCAACGCGAGGTCCGCGTCAATCAAGGCATCACTCACCGCACCCGCCGCGTCCTTGGCCGCCTGAAACCCCGCCGTGTCCGTCACTACCGAAACCGTGATCGTATGCAGCGCGCCATGCCCCGATTTATCGGACCTCTCGCGCACCGATTCCGGCCCCAGCGTCACGTAAAGACTGGGCAGAGCGCCCGCCGGCAGCGCGTCATAAATCGCACTTCCCACCAAAGTTCCAAGCGCCGTATCGGCCACCAAATGCTGGTAAATGGCCGTCTGCAAAGCTGATGAAACGCCATAACTCATGCCGCCACCTCCTCTTCTGCAAAACAGGTGAGATACCGCCCGTCAGGATCATGTTCCGCCACTGCAAGAATGCGAAACACCCGAGCTCCCTCCCGAAACCTCTGGTCGGGCTGGGGGCGGTTGCTGGCGCCCATGGGCGCGCCGCGCACGTTGATGCGATAGCCCACGTTTGAAACCGTCACCGCCTCGCCTTGTTTCTCGCGTCCGGTCCGCGCCGTAACCTCCGCCCAAACCTCGCCCAGCGTGATCCAGCCGTCGCTATAGCCTCCGGCCCCGTCCGCCACCCGTTCAGGCGCTTCCAGAACCAGTCGGCGGTTGAGATGCACGCGCTTCATTGGCCCGCACCTGTCTGACCTGCACCGGCGAAAATCCGCACCGTGCGATAGCGCTCGATCAGGCTGGTCACGCCGAAAGGCATGCACCCATTCCCAAGGCTCGTCTCGCTGCGATATTCGTAATAATGCGCCGCCAGCAACAGCACGGCCTGCCCCAGATCCGAGGGCAACTCACCCCAGGTTGCGGCAAACCCCGCTTCAAACCCGATCCGCACCGCGCCTCTCGCCGGCACCGAAGGCAGCATATTGCCCACCGGGCGCAGCCGCGGTCGCTGCATGTCATGGTCCAGTCCATAGAGACCCGGATCAACGATAGTTTCATCATCAAGCCGATCAATCAGGACCAACTCACTCACCACGTTCACCGGCGCCACCGGAAGCGCCTGCCCCATCGCATCGCGCCACGCCGTCAGCGTCCACGAGAACGCCCGCTTAATCAGGATTTTGCCGGTCCGCGCCTCAATCGCGGCAATCGCCGCACGCAAAAAGCTCTCCAAAACCGGGTCTTGCAGGCTATCTTCGGCAAAACCCGACCCCAGCCGCAAATGCGCTTTGAATTCAGTCACCGGGAGGGCAGCGAGTGGCACCGGCGTTTCTTCTATCAACATCATGGAATTACTCCGAAATTTCCCTCGCCCCGCCCGACAGGACCAAGCGGTTTGACGCGCGCCGTCCGCGTTGCTCGGACGGAGGGGAGCAGCTGGACAACACGAACAGACATGGCGCGCGCCGAGGGCGGGTGACCCCGCCCCCATCCACTTGCCGCTTACGAAACGTCGAAGCGCAAGAGCTTGATCGCTGCAAAATCGCTCACGTCACCGCCCACACGCTTGGTCGCATAGAACAGAACATGCGGCTTGGCCGAGAACGGATCGCGCAACACCCGCAGATCGGGGCGTTCGGCCACGGTGTACCCCGCGTAAAAATCACCAAAGGCAATCGCATCCGCGCCGCTGGCGATGTCGGGCATGTCTTCGGCAATCAACACGCGATATCCCAGAAGACGTGCCGGCTCGCCCGCCGCCAAACCGTCCGACCAAAGGAAACGCCCATCAAGATCCTTGAGCTTGCGAACCGCACCGGCAGTTTTCGAATTCATCACGAATGTCGCATTGGCGCGGTATTGCGCACCCAACGCATAAACCAGATCAATAATGCCTTCGCCGCCGTTGAAATCACTGTCAACGCCTGTAGGCACATACCCGATATTTCCCCAGGTCCAGACGTCATTGTCCACGGCCGCATGCGCCATGATACCCTTGGGCTTGTCCACGCCATCGCCACTGATGAACGCCGCTGCCTCGGCACGCGAAAACTTGTCCGCGATCCGTCCGGCCAGCCAACCCTCAATGTCAAACGCGCTGTCATCCAACAAACGCTGCGACGCTTTGGGCAGGGCCGAAAGCTCATGCAGTGGAATGGTGATGCGGTCGATCACCGGCGTGCCGGATTCGGTCGTCGCGGCGGTTTCCGTGGCCCAACCCGCACCAACATCGGTGTGGTCAATCAGAACGTCAAACGATGTCGCCTCGACATTCACCACATTGGCAATCGCACGGATCGACGCGGTTGATTCCAACACGCTCTGGATCTGCTCGGCGGTTTGCGGATCAACAAGGTAGCCACCATCCGACGCGACGGCAGTGCTCATCGCCTTACCTTCCAGTTCCAGCCCACGCAGGCCATCATCATCGCCCGAACGCAGATAGGCATTGAACGCCTTCTGATGCGGGGCTTCGGTTTGCACGGCAGCCGAAAGCGCCGGGCGGGAAATGTGAGATTTACGATCAAGCATGGTCAGTCGCTCTTCCTGCTGTTGAAGTTTGGTTTGAATATCGGTCTTGAAGTTGCTGATTTCGCTCATGAAACCAGCAACGGCAGTCTTCACCTCAGCGATCGGGGACACACCTTCCCCGATCCGAGAATCGATCCCGGTCTTGCTCATTCATCGGTCCTTGTTTTTTTGGGTTAACCCCAGCGCGTCAGTCGCGCGCCAACTCACAGCGCGCGGTCTCAAAGGCCGCCGCCAATTCACGCAGAGCATCGACTTCCGGGGTTTCCCCCTTCGCCCCCACCCGCGCACTGGGAAGCATCGGGAAGGTCACAAGCGACACCTCCCACAGCTCCAGTTCGGTCAAGAGCCGACGGCCCTTGTCATTTTTGCTCGCCTTGACAGTGCGATACCCGATCGACAGCCCGTCAATCGCCCCCGCCTCAATCAACGCGGCGGCTTCGCGCCCGCGCCCAACGCTGTCCAGAAGACGCCCCTTCACATACAGGCCCTTCTCGTCCTCGCGCACTTCGTCCCAAATCCCGATGGGTTGCGCCGGATCGTGCTGCCACAGCATCTTGACCCGCCGCTTCTCGGTATTGAGCCGTTTCAGACTGGCGGCATAGGCACCTTTCCTGACGATATCACCGCCCTGATCACAGGTCCCAAAAAGGCTGGCATAGCCTTCAATTTTCGTGCCCTCGGTCACGGTCAGCTCGTCGTCGAAACGACAGAATTTCTGCTCCAACCCGGTCTCAGACGTCATCATTTTCTCCAGTTTCCCAAAATCGCTCATCTCAAGGCGCCGCTACGAGGATTGATTGAAACGCCTGTGCCAAAATCACCGCGACCACACCGTAAACCGTGAGCCACAAACGCTTTTCCAGCCGTTCAATCATCATCTCGATGCGCTCCAGCCGCTGGTTCAACCCGTCAACATGCAGCTTGGACAGCCGCTCATGCGCCTCCAGCCGCAATGCGGGTGCACAATCAAACGCCTCAAAGCCATAGCGGCGCCCGTCATCATTCATCCGCGCCGTCCTCGGACAAGGCTGGCAGGCCCAAAATCCGCCGCTTTTCTGCATCCGTCAGAAAACTTGCCGCGCTCACCCGCGACCATTGCGCATCGCGCTCGGCGGCCAATGCCGGCACCTGATCAAGGTCGGGTTTCAACTCCAACGCCTCCCCCACAAAACCCGACAACCAATCGGCCACGCTCGCCGCCACGCGCGTCGCCAACGGCAAAACTGTCAGACGATAAAACGCACGGTTCGCCTCCTGATAATTGGTATAGGTCGCGTCGCCCGGTATCCCCAAAAGCATCGGTGGCACCCCAAAGGCCAAGGCGATCTCGCGCGCCGCTGACTCCTTGGTTTTCTGAAACTCCATGTCGCTCGGGCTAAATCCCATCGGTTTCCAGTCCAGCCCGCCTTCCAACAACATCGGTCGCCCGGCATTGCGCGCACCTTGATGGTGGCTCTCCATTTCGCTCACCAACCGGTCATATTGATCGGGGCTCAGGCTGCCCTGCCCATCCGCGTTTTTGTAGACAATCGCGCCCGAAGGCCGCGCCGCATTATCAAGCAACGCTTTGCTCCAGCGTGAGGCAGAATTATGCACGTCCACCGCCTGCGCCGCCGCCTGCATCGGCGAAAACCCATAGTGATCGTCCTGCGGATGGAAGCTCTTGATATGGCAAATACCCGGCACGCCCTGGCTCACATCAAAACGATGCTTGCGCGCGCCCACCGCATATTCATACGCCACCGGCCAGCCATCCGCACCGGGAATCAAACTCATCCGGTCCGAGCGCAGCACATGCAGCTCCAGCGGCACGCCGCCTTCACCTGAAACCGCCTCGACATAGGCGTTCCCGGTCAAGAGAATCTGCCCAAACAGTGCCTCAAAAAGCTCGGCGCGTCCCTGTGCCAAATTCGGGCTTTGAATCAGACGCAAAATCGGGTGTTCCCCATAACGCTGCACGTTGTCCTGCAATACCAAGGGCAACGCGGCGGCGGCTTCGGCAATCATCTTGACCGACCGGAACCCGACCGGATTACCGGCAAATCCGGTACGTGTGAGGGACACGGTATCGCGCGGGCTCCACGCAACACGTCCGGCTCCATGATAGGCAATAACCGGCCCCGTCGCGCTGGCTTTCTGCTCGGGGATCTCTTGTCCCTTTGCCTTGAATAAATCAAAAACCGCCATCCGGCCCTCCTCAACTTTCGCATTATTCCCCAGAGGTTTACCTTGGGAAGCTCATTTCGTTCCCGGTGTCGTTTCCGGCTTGGCATGCATCATTGCCTCAACTCGTTAAGAAGCTTTAACTACAGCGCACGCACCTGCGGACGCCGCCATTTCGCCCCCGCTTCAACCATCAATTCGTGCAACGCCCAGACCAACGCATCAACACGGTCCGGGCTGCCCTTGCCCTCAAACCCCTGCGTGGTCATGGCGCACATCTGATCCTCCAGATCGCCCAATCCGCGCAAATGATGCACCCGCCCTTGCTCATAGAGCGCGGCCACCGGTTCGGCCCGCGCCGCCTTGCCCTTGGACGCGTGCACCTTCTTCAACGGCACCATCGGGTCCACCTGCCGGATCACAGCCTCAACCAGATCGCCCCCTTGGTTGACCTCGGCCACCAGCTTCTCTGCCCCGTACTGCTCCATTGCGCGGATCGCCGCCTTGGCCCATGTCGCAGGGCTGGCCGCCGACACGCTCGCATCGGCCAAAACATAGGCCCGCCAATCCTGCACCGGTCCTTGTGTGCTCGCCCCGACCACGACGATCCCGCATTCATCGCTGCCCGCGTGGCCCGTCACCGGCGGGTCCACCGCCACGACAATCCGGTCCAACTCGGGTGCCACCTCCTCCCGCGCCTCCTCCAACGCCGCCGCCGTCCAAAGCGCCCCTTCCACATCTTCCAGCAAGACCCCCTCCAACTCCTGCCGCCCCAGACGTGTCCCGGCATAGCGCGCCTTGACCTCGTCAAGAAACCCAGTGGCTAGATTGGCCGCATTGGCTTCGGTCGGCGCGCTTGTCACAACGGTCGACGCGTTGGCCATAATCTCCTTCAATATCCCCACATTGCGCGGCGTCGTTGTGACGCAGACTCGCGGGTTCTCTCCCAAACGCATCCCGAATTGCAGCATGTCCCACGTGTCGCGCGCCCGCTTCCACTTGGCCAGTTCATCGACCCACGCGCCATCAAATTGCGG